GAATGGTGCAGCAGAATCATTTGTTTCTTCTACTTTAGTACATATCTTGCACTCAAAATCATAATAGGGCATTACATACAATCCATTCCTATATCATCTATTGGTGTGGGTAGAGTTACCAATGAGCCACAGTCTACACACTCACCATCTAAAAAGTAAAATGCTATCTCACCAGATTCAAAGGCTACTATTGCTGTAAATAATTGTGAACCACATACACAGATATCTCCAATGGGATTACCACGTAGGTCCATAGCATTGCTGTAATCTTTTTTAAATAAATCTTTTATTTCTTTAGGCTCTTGTGTCATCTTCTTCTTCTTCATCTTTAGCCTCTAAGTTATCTGTATCGTTGTAAGTACGCCATCCACCCAGTACTCTAATCAAAGAGTTAATTGCACGGCTAACTCTCTTGCGTGCACCATCAGCAGATGTGTTTAATTCTTTGGCTAAGTCATTCCACTCGTAGTTATCTGTTGTAAATTTTAGCCTTAAAATATTTTGTTTAGCCTCTGCTAACTTGTTGAATGCTTTTTCTATATCTGACCTGAGAACTAACCAATTGTTTCCGTCTGTTACTTCTCCTGATTTACCAAACTTAAAGTTAAGGTCTTGTATTTTACTAGGTATCTCATAACTATCTGCCAGGATAGATGGCAAAAATGCTTCGATAACTGATGGGTCGTAGTAGTACAGGTCAACCATATCGTAACCAAACTTACGGGCTTTCTCTTGCTCACAATATTTAAGAGCAGCATTACGCAATGACTTTGCAATTAGTTTTTCTTTATCTTTGGGTGGCAACTTAGACCACTCTGTATATTTATTTGGATGGGTAACAAACCACATCCATAAAATCTGTTTTATATCTGAAGGTTCAACTATAGAATATTTTCTGGAATACTCCATGCCAAGCGTAGACACAAGCAAATCATACTCTTGTACCCACTCTTGATTCATTCGTTAGTTAATGCCTTCCCACTGTCCTCTTTGTACCAATAGTCCTATTATTGCATAGTTAGCCAGGTCTATAAGGGTATCTTCTATTGATTCAAAATTGGGCGTGGCGTCCTTACCAGCCATGTTATTTAGCCTAGCCAGTTTGTCATACATTCTAACCCTCAGCCCATTCATAGCACCGCCAGGGGCAAGGGCTATATTTAAAGGTCCGTAATCTTCCTGCTTCTTCATCATAATACTACGCAGTTCGTTGAGTATTACATCAACATCATTTGGATTCTTCATCTAACATCTCCTTCATACTGCTATCGAATTGTTCCATTGCTGATACTACTTGTATCTCATCTGTAAATTGTTTACCTTCACCTATGCTACTGGCATATATAACTGTACCTAGTAGTGTAAGCATACGCATAGCACTCTCTGGTTCTTTTTCTATTGTTGTATAGATATCTTTAAGTGCATTAAGAATGTCTAGTCCTTGACCATTTGATATTGCTATGCCAACTAACTTTCTATTGTCTCCAACAAACTCCCAAAAATCTTCGTCAGTTGCCCAAGCATTTTCGAATTCGCTCATCTATCCACTCCTTTCCTTCTTGCACAATGATACTGTTAACATCGTGTCCTTCTGGCATTTGTAATAGATTAACATTGTGTAGTTCTCTACTTAATCTTTTGCCAAACTCTAAGCCAGCGTTGTCACCATCTGCTAATACAATTACTGTTTCAAAATCATCTAGTATTTTTGCATAGTATGGTCTCCAGTTATTAACTCCAGGTATACCAACTGATGGATGTCCTGTCTTGACTGATAACACAACTGTATCTAGTTCACCTTCGGTTACACATATATAACTACCTGCTGTTAGTACTACTTGTGCATTAAACATAGTAGTCTTAGCCCCAGGTACACCCATATACTTTGGGTCTTCGTTATTGCTAAGGCTTCTGAATCTGATATCAACCACACCTGATGGTGTGATGTATGGGATTGCTAATCTATTTCTGTATGCCTCATGTCCTGGCAATGGGTTAGCCACAACACCTAAGTTAAAACTTCTGCCCTCTTCTACCGAGAGATGCCGAGTTGAAAGATACTCTTCCGCTAGATGTAGGTCCTTTGCGTACTGGTCTGTTGCCTGCAAGAGATATGCTCTCTGCGAATTTGATAGCCTCAATATAATTACCTCCTTCTTTATACATTATTAAATCATATACATCACCTTGTGCTTCACAACCAAAACATTTGAATCTATTATCATCATAGTTTATGGCTGATGATGCATGTTTATCTCCATGAAAAGGACACTTCATTTTGCGCCAACCATGCCCGACTGCTGGCAGGGTGGCGCCTATGTGTCCTAGATAGGCAGCAACACTGTGCTTATCCATAATAACAATCCTATTAGTTCTTGCTGAAATAATGTAAGTAAAACTAATAACTCATTTATCATTTAAAATTTTCCTTATCAACTCTATCCATATTTTTGCTGGCATTGTTGCGTACCATTCTCCTACATCCCTTTTTCCTGAACGTTTGTGCACCACTGCACCTGTCCATGCTTTGTCGTTTTTAATTTCTATTTCTAGTTCTTTTACCCATGCTGATAGGTCTAGTTTTTTGTGGTTCTTTACTTCTATTACTACTCCATTAACTCCTGCTATATCTCCTTTGTCTAGGTGTGCACCTGCAATCCTACGCTCTACATATGGGAACCATTTCTTTAACCAATTAACTACATCTCTTTCTGCACTGGAACCCTTTGCTTTGCGTGGGTTACTCATTCTAACTCCTCTTGGTGTGGCATATATCGAATCATAACATCATCTAGATACATAGATTCAGGATTAAATGCAAGAGTAACATAGTTATTACCTGTTTGGTCTGCTTTACCATAACGATTCTTAACTGCGGCTACGCATAAGTAGTTCATATCTGCTTGTTTCATTTGACCAATAGTTAATACCATTGCTGGTATCTGATTAACTAATCCTTGGACTGATGACCTTGGCTGACATGGACTGCCTTCATATCCTTCTTTAGTATGGTGCAATACAAGTAATGCTGCGTTTGTATCTCTGGCTAGATACTTAAGTTCTTTCATGGCTGCACGCATGCCACCAAACTCATCGTGTCCATCCATTGCTATGTCCATTAGATTATCTACAACTATAAGGGCTGGACTCTTACCCCATATGGTTTCGAACGCTGATACTTCTTCATCTAAATCTTTAAGTGTTGGGCTGGATTCAAAGCACCAGAATAAATGATTGCCTTGAGATAAAACTTCTTTTGCTTTCTCTGGTTGCCGTTTAATTAATTGTTCTGCTTGTTGCTGACTAATGTTACCAGTCATTGCAATCAATCTCATTGCCATTGTATGTGCGTTTGTATCTGCACTAAAGTAAAGGGTAGGCAATTTAGTTTTGGCTGCAATTGCTAGTGCTATTGATGACTTACCTGCGCCAGGTGTACCTGCAATTACTGTTACTTCTGCTCTGCGTAATATGATTCCTGCATTTTCAAATACTTTAAACACTGCTGGTAGTGGTTCACCACCCACATTTGTATTGTTAACACTTCTGATTAATGTTTTCATTGCTCTCCTTTATAGAAATGGGGGCTGGCACCACGACTCAGCCCCCATTTACTGTTAAACACTAAGCAAAGATTGGCTTAGTACGTTGCTCGGCAGGAATTTTTGGTCCTGTCCAGTTAGGTGCTGCTGCTGGGTCATAGAACGCTTTGTATGGCTTGCCTGTTGATTGTGCTTTTCCATACTTAAGAACCATGACGCCTCTCTCGCATGATGGTGCACCTGGTTTGTTATATACCCAAGTGTTACCCCATTTATCTTCTACTGTTTGTTCTCCACCTGATTCTGTGGATGACATGTTTGAATTGAAACTAGAGGCAATGTCTGCTACTGACATAGGCTTATTGCCTGATGTCCCTTTGACTGCTAGTTCTACTTCAGTAACTGCATCGGTAATTATATGTATACCTTGTGCAATCATGTCGGCAAATTGGTCTGCTGTTTCAGCACGCAGAGTTATCTGTGTACCGCCTGCTGTTTTGAGATTGATACTGATTGGTGCTTCAGTGCTACTCATTTTTCTCCTATTCAAACGTAGTGGTTAAACCCTTCTGGTCTCTCCACTTTCTTGCTTTCATGGCTAATTGTAAACCTTTAAAGCCTTCTTTAATATCTATCCACACTAACTTACACGTGCCAGTCCCTGCAGGTAGATGAATAATGATTGCTTTATCTTTGTTTACATCACCCCATGTGCCACGGGTTGCCGTGGCCACATCATACGGCAAGCCGTTGGCATAGATAGCCAACTGTATTGCAATATTACTTGGATGGTCTATGCGACCAGTCTTAATATCTGCAATAAATAACTCGCCGTTATACTCAACAAGCCTGTCTGGTGTGCCAGCAATATTGTATTTGTCTAACACACTGAACTGTTCAATGAACCGCTTGTTAAGAATCTTAGTTGCATGTTCATATGCTTTTATATCTGGTGCCCATTCATCTGGCACCACACCTAAGTCTTGTCCTAAATCCAATCGCTCTGCGAATGAATGGATTGCTGTGCCTATGTTGGCTGCTTTGTTTGCGCCTGCTACTTGCATAGCATCTTCAATCAAAGAGTTAACTGCCATCTTATCTTCTTGTGCTGCACTAATTGATAATAATATATCTGGTCTGGTTGTTAAACCTATCGCAGCCATCCGCATTTTCCATGCTACTAATGCTGATGCATCATCTAGTGAATTGGCTATTGTAGTTGCTCGTGTATAGGCCACTGCTTTGCCACCTTTGGGTGGCACTATCAATGGTCTACCGTACCTATCTCGCTCTATTTCTAATGATGCCATTGCTCCCCTTTATTTATGAGACAGCCCTGAGAAAGGAGATAGCCGAAACCAGGGCTGCTCAAGATTAGTGTATCACACTAGGCTTCAGGATAAACTGATTTAACCTCAACATCATCTACCCATATGTCGCCATCATCATTGTAATTGACCTCAACATTATCTTTAATAATGTTCTCGGCCTCATCTTTACTAGATGCTTCTATGCCTGTGATGGTTGCTGAAATCCATACTGTTGCTGACCAAGTATTAGTTAGTTGGTCTACGCCTAGGCTGCTGAGTAATTCATTTATATCCTCAACTGTGCAGGTAATATCATCAGTATTGTTGCCATCTTTTCTTGATTCAAAGAACTCTCGTACATCCCAACCCATGCTCTTGACTTTGCGTTGGGCTTGTTCTAGTTCTTCTTTCAAAGAATCTTTATCCTCAATTATTTGAGCCAAAGATTGATTAGTAAGGGTGTATTTGGTGCCACCCACCTGGATGGATACTGTTGGTTCAGTCCCATCTACCTCAGTGTAATACATTGTCATTCTATCTCCTGTTCTTGTAGTAACCACGCATCAAGGTGGTGTCCTTCCACGATGGCGTGGGCAGGCGCTGAACTCTGGCCACGCCAGAGCACACCTTTAGGTAGTTCGATTAGTCTATTGTAGTTCTCCTCGTTACATGCTTCAATAGCATACAAGCAAGGTTCTAACATTGTCAATGGTACTGGCGGGTAATGATTACCTCGCAAGTGCATTGCTATTTGTTGGTCTAATGGTATGGTTGTTAATGCTAAGTCTTGTGCAAAATTACCGCCCATTATTTAACCTTAATAGATGTTTGTGAATGAGTAGCACCTTCTGCTTTATCGCAGTCATCACACCAATAGCCATACAAACCATTGGCAAATAATGATTCTGATACTACCAACTTTGATTCTCTACATACATTACATTCTTTATACTTTGATATCATCATACACCAAGCAATTCAAGTGCTCTGGTTTTGATGTTATCACTGGTGCCTGAGATGGCACGCAACGCTAGGTTCTTACCCTTTGCATTGTAATCAGCCCACTCTATGACTGCTTGCCACATACCAAACTCTGTGTTACGTATGTTCTCTTGTGTAGGAGAGGCAGCATAGATATTGAATGCTGTTTCTCTAGCCTGGATAGCACGAGTGTATTGTTTCTTCTCACCTGTAGATAGTAAGTCGTATCTAACTTCTTCTATCTTGCTAGGTAATGGAAACACACGCTTGAAATAATTTTTTGCGTGCTCATGGCTTGCTTCTTTGGCAAGCAACATATCTGCTAGTGCTGTGTAATCATTAGCCATATCATAACTTAGTTGAATGATATTACTAATCTCTGATATAGATAACTGAGCGTTGGTTGTGTGACTCAACTGATAAGTATACTTGTTTTTACCTTTGTATATCTTATTGATTTGATTCATACAAAACAATCGCTCAATGATTGGTCTGATGATTACTGAACTACTACCATCGTGGCTAGTTTTGGCTAATAAGAATGCTGCGTGTGGGTCATTGGCTATTGTCATCTCCATTGGAGTTTCCATTAGCATCCAGACTTTACCACCACCATCATACTCACCTGCTGCTGCGTATCTCATGCCACTAGAATCAATTAAGTTATCTAGTGCGCCAAAAATTTCTGCATTCTGAAATACTTTGTAGCGATTACCAACTACACCAATGGCTGATGTCTCACCCATTGGGGTTGTTTTAATAACTGCTTTCTTATTTTCTACTGGGATACGACTAACTGATTCGTTACCTGGTATCTGGTAGTTAGCCTCAATATCATGCAATGATACTGACCAATCTAATCCTGCTTGACTGGCTACCTCACTGGCTGATGATGCTTCGACTGCTACACCTGCCTTGTGCCATGCTGCTTTGCGTGCTGTTCCGTATACCAATGTATCAGTTGTCATTGTTAACCTCGTAGATATTCTCTAGGATACTAGCATGTAGTTTGACTGCCATCTCTCTCATCTCTGAGGCTGGCCACTGTGCATCGTATACACGCTTGAGTAGTTTGGCTAATGAATAATCTGGATTTTTTTCTAATACTTTATCAAGAAATTCTTTAGCATACTCCATCTCCTCTGCTTCATATAGATACGTAGTAAATACTGTAGCAATTGGGATGCATTTATCTTTAGTAATAACATTACCAATAACTGATAGATAAGTGCCAATATAATCTGTATCTTTCTCAAGGCGTAGGCCCATTAGGAAGTCACGGATTTGTAGGTTTTCATTGGTAGCAATCGCTACCTCTGCTATATGTTTGGCTGATGGAAGAACTCCATCTGCTATGTTGTCAATTGCTTTACGAACATCCTCTACTATACGGACATTTGTATCACGGTCAAGTGGATTATACTTACCATCCAACTCGTTGATTTCTAACTTGACATCCTCTCGCATAAACTCTGCGTCTAGGTCTATCACTTTATCTCCTTTGTTTTGGGAGGGCGTTTCGCCCCTGTTGGCGGACGCCCGACTTGCTACAAATACTTTGCTATTGAATTGTAAGTAGATGTTGACACCACTTCCTCATCAGTAAGTTGAAGGATACGAATAGCATTTGATATCTCTTCTTTCATCTCACGATAAGCATGCTGATGCATTACTTCTGATTCACGTTTAGGTTCAGTAGGAAACTCATTCTCTTTAACTGTTAAATCAAAATCAACATTGAGATTGTGTGTCCATTGACGATAGTTAGTGCGTATGTTTTCTGCTTTTGCTATATTATCCATAGCAAATTTGATAACTTCTTTACGCCATTTTTCCATAGCCTTTTCATACTTTGCTTCGGCTTGGTCTTGTGTTGTGTAGTCAAGTTCTAACTTGGCTAGTGATTGCTGCAATGCAGTGATTACCTTTTTGGTAGGTATCTTTACATTGATTGTTCTGCCATTTCCTCGTGCCATATATCTCCTTTGTTTGTTGGTTAGTGTCCCGTGTTCGCAGGTGGCGGGACAACCCACCTTCCATAATCATCTATCCAGATGGTGCGAAATTTAATACCATCCTTTGCTTCGCCAATGGGCCCAAGCAACTGATGGTTTTTCGTAACGGTGCTTTATGTACGCCAGCCCCCGCTCAATTTGAAGCGGGGCTGGTGTTCCTGGTTTAGTATTTAAAACTTGTGCTATTCCGTATGCACTGGACTCAGGGTTATCTGCTGTATGTTTCCAGCCAGATTCTTTGCCCCAAAGTTTGGCGAGTGCTGACCATTCAGACCTGTTCCAATGTGGGTATTCTATTTTGAGTAATGCTTTGGCGTATGCCTTGGCTACTCGTGGTGTCCATTGGCTGGTGTCTTTGCAGTTGTCCTCTATTTGTATGGCTACTGCTATTGCGTACGCTGGGCTGGGAAAGAATGGTGCTGACAAGAAGGCTAGTAGCCAACTTAAATACCCTGCTAATAACTTCTTCATTTAATGAACCTCCATGTGATATATCCAAAGAGTAGTAAGAACGTCCAGGATTGTGAAGTTGTGAGGTATGAACTTGCAAAGATTTGTTCAATCATCTCACCCTTACAATCTCTTGGCTATGCTTGATACCTGTATCAAACTCTAACACATGCCATTCGCTTGGGTCTTCAAGAGCCTCATCGCCTGCTCTATCTACATCTACGTGTGTAGTTCGGCATCTAACTTTGGCCATAATCCACACGGTATGCTCCCATTGGGGAGTATCGCCTTCAAGCATTAGATTCCTCCTCGTTTTTTACAAGGTCATTAACTGTTGGCTCTGGCTGCACCCATAGTTTGCGTGGGGTGTTACCAATTAACTCATCGTATACATCAAGCATATCCATCATGGCATATGCGAAGGCTTCTTTTATCTTGAGTAATTCTTCTCGGCTTCTCATTTGTTATCTGTCCCTTCAGCATATCCCATAAGATATACATTGCTTAGTAGTTCCATTATTCTTTCTTCACTCCATGCATCACTAGTTAAAAACTGTGCTAGTTCTTTTAAGTATTCATTTGTGGTTTGTGTTTTCATTGCTATCTACCTTTCCATTTTACGTCTGGTTGCACTGGCAATCTGATGCATTTGAATGATTTCATTTTGTTTCTTAATGATATACATACAATAGCCCATGGTCAATAGGCTACTAACTAGGGCTATCATAATACCTATCATTGTGCCTGTATCTAGATACATTACTTTCCTCTTTTCTGTGCACGAATAGCCAGTTTTGCTGGGCTATATCCATCAATGGTCTTGCCTGTTTTCTTTTGAACCTTAGGCTTTTTCTTGTAAGCCTTGCCGTTCTTTCTATCATTGCTTGCCATGCTATCTCCTATTCGATTCATTGTTGACCGTCTATGTTACCTGCGGCTTGAAAAAAAACTAGGTGGAGTGAGAGCCGAAGCCCCCACCCCACCTGTTTGGTTATACTAGTGCTATATCAGTTACGATTTTGTTATCATACCACTTCTGATTCTTCTCAGAGAAGGTGCTGGTTTCGTAGCCACTAAGGGTTACTTTGTATTCAGATGTTGCATTGAAATTTTGGCGAACAAACTCTACCAAAATTGGGTCTGTGAACGTTACCTGACGAGAAGCAACGAACTTGGATTTTGTGGAACCATCTGGTTGCACATCTTCTCTGCGGTCAACCACCGTGCCTTTGATTACTGTTTGGTAATCACGGACACCTTTCAGGATTGACTCGTTGTATGTGAATGTATTCACTTTCTATCTCCTGTTCCGATTGGGGCGGCTTCCCCTATCACGTAGTGTAGGGGAGTCGCCTTGGTTAGTTAGTTGCAGTTAGGACAAACTGCGTGTTTGTTGATTGTGTAGTGGCATGTTGAGCATATGCACTCATGCTCAGTTACTTGCATGGATTCATCAAGGTCGAATAACCTATCTATCAACCAGGAGGACTGTTCGAAGAACTCCGTCCTCATGGTGTAGATAGATTCGCCTTGAGTTCTATCCCAATTCGAGAGTGTAGGTTTTTCCTCTCGAACTACTGTCTCACTGGAAATCCAGTCATGAGCCGAAGGCTCATCTTGGATTTTGGTCATGCTGGTATACATTGGATTGTATCTGTATATATCTTCATCAACCAACTGGTTGGCGATGACTGCATCTCGGGCTTCTTTTTGCTCGAGGCAGTCTGAGCATAGTTCATTGAGTTGCTGACAATGGAAGCATTCGTTCATTAGGGTAAGTTGGTTTTGAACTATGATTTCATTATTCATCATTATCTCCTTTGCTTATATATTTCAACAGCACACGCTGTCGGTAAACCGCGACATCCCGCAGTCACTCTTGCCCAGTCTGGCTTAGGCCAGACAAGCATGGGCGACAATTGCCGTTAGGCAATTTGACGAGTGTAGGCTCGAACAGAAACTGGCGATAGCCAGTGAGAGCCGTGGCCTGCGTCCGACTGTGTGTGGTGTTAGGTGAGCGTATTGCGTGGAGGGGCTGTGCACCGTAACGCATGGAGCGAACACCAATACTCTTAGCCGATTGCGATTCTGCGAATGCCAAAGGCATTCCAGTGCAGAATTGCAGATGAGGCTTAGAGCAAGCACAACTCAGTTGGATAGTGCTTGAGATTTTTCTTTTAAACTGAGGCGCCCGAAATGTTTTTAAAGGCGCCGAAGATAGTAATCTGCTCAGCGTCCATCTATACAGGACAACGAAGCAGTATATTGAACAGTTAGCGGGTCATTTATGACCCCAGACTGTTTAATATGGTCTGTTAGACAGTATAGTATCAACAACAAAGATTTTCCCGTACAAAGTATATCCCCCATACTAGTACCAGTTTGTCCTATTTTGTATAGATTTTTTGCATGCTTTAAAAAATACTTTAAAGTAAAACGTCCGTTTTACCTGTTTGGACAGATTATACTATATAGAGGCTGTTTCTTTTCTTAACAGTAGCAAGTCCTTGGGGGACTTGCGTTACAGACTGTATCTAATAACTGTTACAACTAATGAAAACGGGACAGGATTATGAGTTTTGAAAAAGGGGGTAATAACCCCAGAACCCATGCTATGGTAGGAGCAAAGGCTAAAGTATTAGCCCTCGTGGCTGAAGGCCACTCGGTCCATAAGGCTATGGAGATGTGCGGCAAAAAACCTGACACTGTTAGAATATGGATGCTTAGGGATAAAAAATTTGCAGCCGACCTAACAGAGGCCAAGGCAACCGCAAAGGATGCTTCTTTAGCAGCCCTAGGTATCCCAAAAGAAGAAATAGATTTTCCAAAGTTTTCTGAGATATTCTTAAATCAAAGATTATTTCCACACCATCAAGATTGGATTGACTTACTAGAAGATAGGGAGCCTTCATGGCTCCACCCTAGTATGGTTTACGAAAAGGCTGACCCAACTCGTCTATTAGTTAACGTGCCACCTGAGCATGCTAAGAGTACGGTAGTCACAGTAAACTACTCCACATACCGTATCGCTCTCAATCCTAATGTCCGCATTATTGTGGTTTCTAAAACGCTAGTCAAAGCACGTGAGTTCGTGTACGCAATCAAGCAGAGACTCTCACATCCACGCTGGTTAAAGTTGCAAACAACTTTTGGCCCCGAAGGTGGTTGGAAAGAGGATTCAGACACTTGGCGAGTTGACACCGTTTATCTTGGGAGCGATGCTAGAAATTCTAGCGAGAAGGACCCCACCATCCAAGCACTTGGTATGGGTGGGCAGATTTATGGAGCACGTGCTGACCTCATCATTCTTGATGACTGTATTACTACAGCCAACGCCCATGAATGGGAAAAACAAATCAACTGGCTACAAAAAGAAGTTATTACCCGTCTGGGTAAAAATGGTAAGTTACTAATCGTAGGGACACGAATTGCTGCACAAGACTTCTACAAAGAACTCCGTGAGACCAAGCACTGGTCTGGTGGTAAAAGCCCTTTTACTTATATGGGCATGCCTGCTGTTTTGGAGTATTCAGAAGACCCTAAAGACTGGAAGACGCTCTGGCCTAAGTCGGACCTCCCATGGGATGGGGATTCTGAAGTTCCTGACAAAGAAGGACTCTTCCCGAAATGGGATGGTTTAGCATTAAAGAAAAGACGCAGTGAGGTAACACCAGCAACATGGGCTTTGGTATATCAGCAGGAGGATGTCGAAGAAGATTCCATCTTCCCACCCGCTTTGGTGCAAGGTAGTACTAACGGTCAAAGAAGAAAAGGTCCATTGCGCCAAGGCGCGGTGGGACATCCGACTAATGTCGAAGGTTACACAATTATTGGGTTTGACCCAGCGATGGGTGATAAGGCACATGCAGCCTTTGTAGCAGTTACTTACAATAGAACTGATTCTAGGATATATGTTTTAGACTGCGTTAACATGGCAGAACCTAACCCCCAAAAAATTAGAAGTACGATAGAAGAACTTGTATTGAAATACAAGCCACAAGAATTAAGAGTAGAAATCAACGCCCATCAAAAAGCATACTCATTAGATGATGACTTGCGGCAATGGCTTGGTATGTATGGCGTAAGACTTGAATCTCATGTTACTAACAAAAATAAGTGGGACGCATCTTTCGGTGTAGCATCTATGTCTACCCTACTTGGAACCATACGGGAAGAAAAGTTCCAAAAAAATAATATGATTGAATTCCCATCTACTACTGACTCTGAAGGACTTAAGTCCCTTACTCAGCAGTTGATTACTTGGAAACCTAACACCAGAGGCAAGACCGACTGTGTTATGGCATTATGGTTTGCTGTGCTTAGAGCACGGGAGTTTATGCAACAAACAAATCACTTACAAAAGTTTTCATCTAATAGATGGACCACAAGAGCACAATCGGCACAAAGATACACAATCAACCTAGACGAAGCCTTTTCAGAGCAATGGGCCGAAACATACGGATAAGGATATAACATGGCAAATGATAAGTTAAAACGTTTTGGTGCAGGAGACCCAAACTATATTAAGAATATGATTAAAATAGGTAAAAAAAATAAATTGCGTAATCCCGATAATTCTTTTATTACAAAAGAATATAAACTTGAGCAAGGTGTTGGGCCAATACAAGATGTTGCAAGTCCAATGAAAATGCCTGTAATGAAAATTTCTAAAAAAGATTTAAAGGCTATTAAAAATAGTAAAAAAAAGTAAACTAACCTAAACGAGGTAAATAATTGTTATCAGTATCCCAAATATCTGCGAGGGTAGAATCTTTACGTTCTCGTTCGACAGAAAGAGATAGAAGGCAACTAGATGTACTTGCCGTGCGTAAAGGACAGATATCACAGGTATACCCTGAGTTCTTTCCAGAGGGTGTAGATGCTAACGTAGTAGCAAACTTTATTGACATTGTTGCCCGTGACCTGTCAGAGGTAATGGCTCCACTACCAGCAGTTAATTGTTCTGCAGCCAATCAGGTATCAGATAGAGCAAGAGTCTTTGCTGATAAGCGAACACGTATTGCAACAAATTATTTTAGTAATTCAGATTTACAAGTACAGATGTATCAAGGTGCAGACCAATACATCACATTTGGTTTCGTCCCATTCATTGTTGAATTAGACGAAGAAGCAGGGCTACCACGTATCCGAATAGAAAGTCCGATTGGGGCTTACCCAGAGTTTGACCGCTACGGACGTTGTATTGCCTTCGCAAAGAAATACTCACTTACACTTGCGGAACTGGTTGCACAGTATCCTGAGTTTGAGATTCAACTACTAGGCGCTGACCGTTATGAGCAGAACCTAGATGCACGTATTGACCTTATTCGTTATTACGATAAAGACCAATCAACCATCTTTATTCCATCACGGAATAACTTAGTTTTATCTCAAGTCAAAAACCCACTTGGTAAAATGCAAGTTGTGGTGGCAAAGCGTCCATCACTAGACGGTGAGATGCGTGGTCAATTTGATGACGTACTAGGTATCCAACTACTTCGTAATAGGTTCGCATTACTTGCGATGGAAGCAGCGGAGAAATCTGTACAGGCACCAATTGTTGTACCAGGCGATGTTCAAGAACTACAGTTGGGTGGAGA